ATGAACTGGCATGATTTGAAAGAGGCGGCCCGTTTAACCGGCAAGCCGGAATCCACCTTGCGGCGTATGTTAAACAGCGGCGAGATATCTGGGCGGAAAGCGTTCAGGGGCAAGCGCGACTATTGGGAGATATCAGATGGCGCCATCCAGCAATTACTGGGCGGAGGTGGAGTGGATCAATATGGGGAAATCGAGAAAGAATGGAGGTCTGCGCTTCGAAGTGGGCTGTTCACAAGGAAGCCGGTTAACCCAAGCACTATAAAGCACTATGAACAAGGGATGAAAGATTATTGGGAATACCTAAAAGAGCCAAAGAGGCTTGAAAACATAACCATAGAAAAACTCAGGCTCGCATTATCAATGGTTGGTGTAGACCATGAAAACCGAAATTGCCATTATGGCATCCGTTTGCGGTTTTATATGGCTTATCGTTCAATAATTGGTTTCCTTATATATAAAGGAGTAAGAACAGAGAAAGATCTGATTGATACCAAAGCTTTGTTGCCAAGACGTGTTTATCCAGCCAGAAAAACGGTTTTAACGTATGACGATCTTAAAAAACTCCTGTCGGTAAACGATACCTATAAAACAAATCGTACAGACTACGATATTGTTTCGACTCGAACCCTAATGATGGTTATGTCTTATGTCGGGCTACGGGTTTCAGAAGCTTGCAACCTCCGTTTAAGCCAAGTAGACCTAAAAGAGCGGATTATTCGCGTTCACTTGGGTAAAGGTTTTAAAGATAGACGGGTTGGAATTCCAAATGATTTAGTTCAGCAGATTACAGACTATTTAAAAACCAGGCCTGAAACTGAACACACCAACTTGTTAGTCAGTCGGACAGGCCAGCCTCTTGATGCAAACAGGGTGTGGTATCGGATTAAGACAGTGGCCAAAAAAGCTAAGCTTGATATAACCCCTCACGGTTTACGCCGCACCTTTGCAACGGTAAACGTTAAAAATGGGATGCCTTTACCAGTTGCTCAAAAACTACTAGGCCACACGGACATAAAAACCACAATGGAATATGTGATGATTGATGAAATGCAAGCTGTAGATTATCTGCGCGGGCAGTAACTATAAAGGAACCAAGTTACTCAAGGTAACTACACTTATTGAAATCTTATCTAACAATTCAGATCTTAAAGATGATTAAACAACAGACCATTCTGAGGACATCCTCGATATGGTATGCAGATGAATGAGCAAACGAAAAACCCAGTCGTCGAGTAAGCGTCGAGTAAATACTCTACGGTGTTTTTTGCGGGCGTCCGCAATAAATGGCAACCTGTCGGAAATCCCGACAAGTTCAACTAACAAGTAATCCTTGTGAGTTCAAACGAAAAACCCAGCCGTTAAGCTGGGCTTCTCAAAAGCCCCACCGTGTCAGACAACTGAGCGAAGGTGGGTAAAGTTATCCTGATTATACCTTATCTACCTCATCCACCATAACCAAGATACGTGCTTTAAACTCAGGGTCTAGGGCCATACGTGAGAGAAGCCTTTTGACTTTGGCCTCTCTTAATAAGGAATGGATCTTTTCAGGCGCGTGGTGCCCCACATTTTTTCCTTTTCCTAGTTCAGGACCCCACCCACTTGGCCGCCCAAACGGTTTTTCAAACTCATCATTCATATAAACAGTATAGGATCATACGCACTCGAAAGTCATTGTACTTTCACGCGCGAAAGTGGTATATTTAGGCTCAACAACTAGGTTGTCAAAGACTTTGCCAATCTATTTGAACTCAATAGGCATAACGGTTTCGAGGTTTTCACATGGGAGAGAAAAACATCACGGTAAAGCAGGCGGCAGGACTGCTGGGAGTGACCAACCAGGCGGTTTATAAAGCCATTGATGAGCAGTCCATCTATGCCGAGAAAGAAATGGTCAATAAGAAGGTAGAAATCAGGATACCCATTGTTTACTTTCTGGACTTCATCCAGAGGGAAAAGAAAAGGCTCACAAAACGGTTTGCAGAACTTGAACAAGCAGAAGCAACGCTGAGGAGATAGAGAGATGGAAGCAAGACCCAAATATATAGCAGTAGAAGCAGTGGACGAAGAATCGGTGATGAGCGAGTCCGCACCCCAAGTGCAGCCGGACTGGAGAGCAACCGCATCCAAATGGATTAACATCAGCATTAACGCCGTGGTGTGTGTCACCATGCTCACCGCTTGCGCTATTGGTGGCTGGCAGGCTCACGCATTCTGCAACCCACCGACTCACAGTTACAGCGAGGCACAAGAGGCGCTGGAAACCCTCGGATATGCCAACGCTGCTCAGACGCTGGGAGAGATGGAACACGTTTGCACCAATGGCCATCATCAAAAGATTGCTTGCCGCTTGCTCATCCTGAACAGTGAGGAAATAGCGCAGAAAGGCACCGCTCCCCAGATGACCGCCAGCGCAGATGTAAATGTACCGGGAGACAAAGAATGATCCCACTGTTTGATTTTGCTAGCCTGATCCTACCCAAACAGGAAGCGCCAAAGCCTAAACAAACCATCACAATGGAAGTGCAACCAGTAGCCAAGGGGTATCTGGAAGTAGGTGAGATAATAAACAGATTCAAGTCGGACCAAGCAGTTATTAATGTACCAGGAGATTAAAAGAAAGCCCGGCATAATCACCGGGCTTTTCTTATTTGCTCTCTCACCCATTCAGGGCCGAGGCTGTCATATATTACCTTTTCTTCAACCGTCAGCATCACTTTGATTTGCTCGGTGTGTTTCAGGTTGTCGGGCTTGGTTGTGCCTTTGGGTCGGCCCCGTGGGCGCTTGGGCTGGTCCTTCATTGATTAATCCTCAATCTCTGCCAACATTTCTTGGTATTCCTGTTCATTCAGGATGTAAGGGCCTTCCTCAGAATCACGGTAGTGCGTCAGGCAAGACAAACCATCTTCATTAATTTCATAACCGCGAGGCTCGGCCAAATCCTTCAACCCTTGTTTCGCGGCTTCAATCTCGTTGTATTTAGTAGTGGCTAAAGTTTTAGAATCAATCAGGTAGTACATTTTCAAACTCCTTTGGGCGCTGCCCTTAACTTGATGAATTAATTATGGACTAAATAAATAGAGGTGTCAATTATTTATTTATGGACACAAAAAAGCCCAGTCATTAAGACTGAGCTAAAAAACCAGAGTAAAACGTAAAACACTAAACGCGCTGTTAACTTGTTTATTGTATCTCAAAGCAAAAAGCCCCGCTGCATAGACGGGGCAGGCTCAGGATTTTGATTTTAACCTACGACGCGGGGTGCACACCCGGCCCAAGCCGAACATAGGGAAATTTGGAGGGAAGGATTTAGACCAACTGTCACTTCCCGTTACCAGTCATACCATCATTAAACAGCTTCTTTAATGAGAGGGTATCCGATGGGGCACATCATTCAGCGTCCTGAAGCTCAGTGTTCGGGGTTCATTCCCTCATTCTACCATAACCAAAAGTTATATCTCTTTACATTCTAATTACTAACAGCTATCAAATATGATATAAACAAATGTAGTAGTGGTAAACGATTAGTAGTTGAGATGACAACAGAGCCAGGATAGGACTGGCGAACCCCAATAAGACGCCCTAGTACCTTGCTGGAACGGAGAATGCTTAAAGGGACTGCGAGAGGCAGAGGAGGAGTAGCTGTGCCTGTTTGTGAGCACGACTGGAAAACAACGCATTGGGACAAGGTGCTTTGTGAGCTTGAATGGATCGGGCTTTATAAGCATCAGGTCGTTTGCCAGCAGAAATGCAACGCCTGTAAAGAAGCCCGCCGGGTCTGGTACGGCATAGACCACAAGGACAGAGAGTTAAAGTCTACCCTCTACACGATCAAGCCAAAGAAATACCCATACTGGGACAAATATATAAAGCAATACACTCTCATCAGCTCCGATGGTGCTTTAGCAGTAAGAGCACAAAAGACTTGGGACGGCATCCCTCTTAAATTCATCGGATTGCAGAGGGTTCAGATCTAACCAGGGGGAACCATACAACCTACTAGCCAGCTTAACCGCTGGCTTTTTCATTTGAAAGGATTCTAATGAAGAAACCAGCAACAAAAAACAACAAAGCCAAGATGCCGAAAGTAAAAGGTAAAAACCTCGGCAAAGCTCCTGTGATGATGGAGTTAAATATGGGCAAGATGCCGAAGGGTAGAAAGAAATAGGTTATGGCCCCTGCTGGACGTCCAAGCGATTACTCTATTGAACTGGGTAATAAAATCTGCGAAGAGCTAATAAAGCCTCGGACGCTAACTGCTATCTGCAATGATGCAAAGATGCCAAGCAGGGCAACGGTGTTTCGTTGGCTCAATGAACACAAAGAATTTCGAGACAACTACACGCGAGCAAGGGCAATTCAAGCAGACGCATATGTGGATGAGATCTTTAAAATCGCCGATACTACTGACGCTGACAATGTATGCGATGAGTATGGCAACATTAAGCCAAACCACGAGTGGATTCAACGCTCACGGCTTCGGGTTGATACCCGCAAATGGTATGCCTCTAAAGTTGCCCCCAAGCTCTACGGCAATAAAGTCGAGCAAACCATTGTGGGCGATCCAGAAAAGCCGGTCCACCATCAGATTGATATTAAGGCATTAAGCCAGGATGAAGTGATGGACTTTATCAGAAAGAAAACACAGGGCGAATGATCCCTCTCTCTGAACTTTTCATTGTCCAGCCTGAAACACCGGAAGAAGTGGACGAACTTTTGCCCGACTTAAAACGGATGGTCTTGCAAGTACCAGGTGCTGAGGCATGGATAGATGAATACGCCCAACTCATTCGGGATTATCCGCAATACCTGACACTGATTTACCACAACAACAAGCCAGTCGCTTACATTCAGATTGCCGATAACGAGGGCTTTGAGTCCATCGGGAAAGACTCATTAGAGTTTGAAGGCTCTGTACTGCCTGAATACCGGGAACACGGCTTAACACTTTCCATTGCGCCAATGGTGATTCGCAAGGCGTTCAAGACCACAGGCAAACGCAAGATGTTGGCCAAGATTGATCCCGATAACAAAGAAGCGCAAATAGCAATTGCCGCCTTGGGATTTCAGCGGGTAGAACCGCATCCAGACTTACCCCTACCAGACAAAGTTATTTACAAACTCAAGCGTAGAGACGCATTAAGCAGATAAGGAGACTCCTCAATGGGCGATTTATACCAACCCCCTGTGATGAACACCGTCACCAACGTCACCACCTCCACCCTGGCCCCCACGGTTGCCAATAGCGGCACCTTGTATGTGCTGGATCGGGCTGCTGGCATTGCTGTTACTCTTCCTTCCATTGATTCCGGCGAGATTGGCACCAAGTTCCGCTTCCTTTTAAAAACCACTGTAACCAGCAACAGCACCACTATCAAAGTGCCTAGCGCATCCGAAACCATGCTGGGCAATGCGGTTGTTCAATCCGACAGCTCGAACGCTGCTCTGGCTTACAAAGCGTCCGGCACTTCTGACACCATCACCCTCAACGGCACCACTACCGGCGGTATCGCTGGGGATGTCATCGAAGTCGTTGCAGTATCAACCACCTTATGGATGGTGGATGCGGTGACGTCCGCTACTGGTACGGAAGCCACTCCATTCTCCGCAACTGTCTCTTAACCCCTCCCATCCTGATTGAAAACGCTCCGGGCTTCAAAACCCGGAGCTTTCATTGATAGAGGAAAGCAATGCTTCAAAAGTATAAACAATTTGAGCGGTTCGACCCTTCCCGCTTGTATGCCTATAAGGGCGCACCGAAGCCAAAACGCCAAAAGGTGTATGAGACACCTAGCGAATATAAAAACGTGGACTCCGCTTCATTTAGTGGCCCGTTTGGTGCCGGCACGTCCTCTTTGAATAAAGAAACTGGCTCGATTGATTCCACGGCTACACTCAGCCCGGAATTACAGAACTCAGCGAATCTCGCTCAGTCTGGTTTGACAAGTAACCTAGGTTACATCAACCGCAACCCGCAGGAACAGGTAGCGTATGCCACCGGCGGGAATGACCCTTATTACAATGTCCTCAATGAGCAAGCAACACAAGCGTTTGACAACAACCTTGGACGTTTACGGCTTCAAGCATTCAAGGGTGGCGGGTTGAATTCTACCGCTGCCGGTGCGGCGTATGGCAATCTGGCTTACAATAAAAACCTTTATGATAACCAGATCCTGCAATCTGCTTTGCAGTTTGGGAATAACCAGGCCACACAGAACGCACAAACCAACCTTGGCGCTATTGGCGGTCTAGCTCAGTTGGTCTATCCGCTCCAGTCGGCGGCCAACGCTCAGTTGAATACCGCCCTCCAGGGTAGTGATAGAGCGGGGGCGGCAACCGCACAGGCGAAAAACACGGCAGAGGCGCAGTATCATCAAGCAATGCAGCAATATGAAGCGCAAAAAGCCGCTCAACCGTTTGGCGGTGCTTTAGGTTGGTATGGGAAATTTATTGACCCGCTCGGCTTCTCTGTTGATCCTGGCAAGGCAATGGGCCAGTTTGCCCAGATTGCTGGCGCTGCGTTTGGTGGTCCTGTTGGTGCTGCGGCTGGGTCTGCATTGGGTGCCGGTTTAGGTGGTTCAAACGTGTATACCCCTAACTTTGGTTCGACAGGTGGATATGGCAGTTTGCCGCAGATGAATCCTTACTATTCCAGCCCTCAATTCCAGAATCTCGGAATGGCGGTGGCGTAATGCTGTCATTAAACCAACCGTTCGGCGGTGTGAATCTCGGTTTGGCTGATACCTATAAAGCGCAAACCGAGCAAGCCGAGCTTGCCAAGTATATGACGGATGAGCAATATAAAAACCTGATGGCGGTTCAGGACAATACCAATAACCTTGCATTGCAGCGACAAGCAGCCAGTGCGGCCGCAAGTGCGCCTCAGTTGCGCTTCAATGCTGAAGGGTTTGCAGATGGCGTGGGTAATGGCATCGGTAACTATTACGCCATGAAGGGATATAAACAACAGGAGCGGGCTTATCAGGACTTAATCCAGCAAGAGCGAGCTGCTCAAACCCAAAAGCGGGAATTGATATTAAACAAGATTAACGCCGAGAAAGAGCGCACTTTGGGCCAGCAGGGTCTTATAGAGCAAAAGCGCCCTGACTTGGCGCCTTTATACCAGTACGGCACCCCGGAGCAACGCAATCAGATTATGACTAAAGAGATTGGGCTAGGGTATGCTCCAGCGGAAGGCACCGCAGAAGGGGAAAAACAAGTTAACAAAGGGCGGGCTATTAATACCGCCGTTTCTCAAATGCCACCGGTCGAACGTAATGGGATGCCGATTCCGGCACAAGTGGACGCCCGCCGTAATATTATGGGTTTTGCCCCCACAACTACAGTAGATGTCAACAAAGAAGTATTAGGTAATAAGCAGGCTGCCGCCAACCTGAAAGAGTCTGAAAACAAGCTGTCAGTACAGCCTACCCAGTTACAACAAGATATTGAGTTAAAGAATCTGGAAATTGCCATCAAACAGATTGACGCGCAATTTGCGGACCAAGAAAAGCAACTGAATATCAAACGAGAGCAATTAGCGCATAGACAAGGTTCGTTGGATTATAAAAAGGCTTTGGAAGATTACAAGCGGTTTGACCAAGGGCGCCAACTATTCAAGCAAATGCAGGAAGATGGCTCGCTTGAAAGCAATGATCCTGCCAAGCAGGCACAATTACAAGCGCAGTTCGGCATATACGGTATTAAGTATAACCCGCCTAGTTCCAGTTTCCAGACCATTAAAAAGAAAGACGGCACCATCTATATGCTTGACAAGAATAGTGGGCAGATTGGCAAGCTAGAGAAAGACGGAACGGTCAAGACATGGCAAGACCTCCAGTATTAAGCCTCTCTGACTTTGAGGCGGATGACCACGCCGCTATTCAGCAAGTCAAAGCACCTGTAGCCGCACCGCATCCTAGCACGTTACTGGATTTTGCCAAAAAGAATGGCTACCGCATTACTCCGAATGGTGGTTTCACACATGGTACCGGGCACAGTAAAGGCAGTATGCACTATCAGGGGAGCGCAAGCGATCCGGGCGCGATTGATATTGATCATAGAGGGGTTGATTACAACAAACTGGTAGCTGCTGCCAAAGCCGCCGGTTACAACGTGCTGGATGAAGTGCGCCATCCATCCGCTGCTAGTACTGGGCCACATTATCATATTTCCAAACAGAGGCAACAGCCACATAGAGCGCTGGGGCAAAAGAAGGAACTTCCTGTTGCCACCAAAGGACCAGCTCCGAAACCGGATGCAGTAGGGCCGGCTGACCTCACTGTGCCATTGACCACGGATGCTGAAGGTAATCTGGTATATAACCAGATAACCCCAAGCAAGGTGGATCTGTCCCAAGCCCTGAAACCGGTTCAAAAACGGCAAGTGGCTGATACGCTGGATTTATCTGAGTTTGACTTAACCCCGGACGAACTAGCGGAAGTTAAAGCGGCAGCAGGTAGGCTGAAGTCCAAGCCGAAGCCAGCACAAGCAGCAGTTCCACCCAAAGACCCAAGTATCATTGAAGGCGCTGGGAATCTGTTTAACGCTGGCGTGGGGATGCTGAAGCAAATCCCCGGCGCGTTTCAGAAGGAGTATCAGAGCGCCCAACAAAACCCGCTATTTAATCAACAAGATATGATGATCGCTGGTTTGACTGGTGCGGCGTCTGCCCCAACGGATATCATTAACCTTGTAACACAAGCTCCGGCAGCGATTGGGAATGCTTGGGCTGGTCGTCCTGTTTGGAAACCTTTACTTCCTGAAGTTTACGGCGCAAGGGATATTCCTGGCTTAAAAGAATCTGTTGAGCGTCATCCATTTGCTGATTTTGCAGGGGGTGCTGTTGTTCCAGTTGAAGGGGCCTTGGGAGCATTAACCAAAGGCAAGATTGGAAAAGCTGCACAAGCTGCAACCCGTGAATTGCCTATCCCAACCCCGGAAGCCAAAACATTCAAAACCCAAGCCGATATTATCCAAAACCTTCGTAATATCGATAATGCTGAAAAAATCCGGCAGATCGGGCAGGATGTTCAAGCAGGCATTAAACCGACTACATCACCTGAACCGGTAAACACCAAAGAACTGACGCAAGCGTTCCGGGAGCGGGGCGGGGAAATCCCCAATACGCCGCCCAAGGGGAATCTGGATGCGCAAATCATTATTGATAAAGGATCTGCCCCGGCAAGAGGTGGGTTGGAAAATCTTACGAACAAAGAAAAGAGTGCTATTGGTAATTATGCAAGATTAGAATACGCAAAAACCAATAAGTTGTTGAGGGAAGGAAGTTTAAAAGGGAATATTGATGATATCTGGCAATCGGTAGATTCTTTGAGTTCCGCTGCTAAGAAATTTAAAACAGCAGAACCTATGATGCTTTATAGAGGTGTTGATCACCCTATTGCCTTATCAGTTGGGGATTTATACACGGATAAGGGATTCCTTTCTACCTCAATTGATCCCTCTGTAGCTTTGCAACATTCCCGTCCGGCAACTGGTAAAAATAGAGCCGCTTTTAAAATTGAACTCCCGGCGGGAGAGGATCATATCCCTGTTAGTCAGTTGATTGGCTCTAGTGAGGGAGAGGTGTTGTTACCGCCTAACAAGCAATATCGTGTTAAAGCAATTAATACTTCGGAATCCGGGCTGAAGGTGTATACCTTAGAGCCTATCCAGTCCGCTCAATCAGGTAGCCGTATAAAATCTAGTTACGAAATCGCCCTAGAGCGTACCCGTGAGCAGGCACCGCAAACCAGAGAAATCCCCAATCTAGAAGTGGTGCGTGGAATACCTGAAAGAAAGTCCGCGCCTACCTCTGATATCAACCCAGTGACCGGGCAACCATATGACGCCGCGCCAGTCAAGAGTGCCGAGTACAGCGCCGAGGTGTTGACCAAAGGGACAGAGGAGCAGGCCACCGCACGTCAGATATTTGATGACGCCGTGCAGAAATATACTGACGCTGAAACCGTTATTAAACAAGCCGCTGGTGTGGATGACTTGGCGGAAGCTCAGCGGGTGATTGGTTCCGCTGTGAACAATGGCGCGGGCCGGACGGTGTTGGATAACCTGTTTAATGCCCGGAAGGAGCTGGAAGCGGCCCGGAGTATTTTGGACGACACGCAGCAAACCACCCCGCGCTCTGCGTTCAAGCCGCCGAGTGAAACCAAACCAACTGTAAACATTGAGACACGCCCAACCCCCACCAGAGAAATATCGAGAGTTATTGACGATGTCAACACTCCAAAACCCCAGCGGGTCTTTGATAACCCAGCAACAGATCTACCGGTTAACGCTCGAACTGGCGGGCCTGCTCAGATACTCGATGCCAGTGGTGAGCCAATCAAGCGGCCCGGTGTGGTACGAGAGCTTGAAATCCCCGGACGGCCTAAACCTGCTGATACCCCGTTAGAACTACCCAAGCGGTATGAAGGGTCTAATGTTCGGGAACTGCCCGTAACAGCCCAAAAGACGGTAGATACCCCACCGAACCAAGTGGACGGTAACGTACTCCGTACCCCAGAGGGTGGCGAGGTCTACACGCATGGGCGGGATGTGGCAGACGTCCAGCGGGATATTGAAGCCAGCAAAGGCCAGATTGCCAATATCGCTGATATTGAGCGGCACTTGCAAGCTTACAACCCGGAAGCGGTTCCAGCTATCCGTAACATCCTAGATGCCGGCAAAAACAGTGAGGCGACTTCATTCTCTTATATCGCCCGTGAAGCACCAGGCGAACCGGCGCGGGTGCGTAATAACTTTGTACCTACCCACTTTACTTATGAAACCATCAAACCCGCTACTCAACGCTCTTATTTGCGCCGCTTGCATGGCTCAGATGAAGCGGTTATCTCTCAATTAAAGCAGGAGATTGTCAACCGTGGCGGGAAAGTAGACGCTTCGCTGTTGCAGAACAAGCGTGGCGGTAGCATTGCCCCGGCGACCCAGATCACCAAACTGATTAATACGCTGGATACTCAGACCGGTGGCGCTTATTTAAAATCTCCTAGAGTACACGGGATCAACCTGGGAGAAACAACCCGAAGTGCAACAGGGGATCGGGGTATCCGTTTGGATACCATTGTAGATTCTTCCCTGACAGGCCGGAAGGTAACACCGGAGCAATTAGGAAGCCATTCCTACAACAACCAGATTGCACCGGCTGTACAGGCATTGAACGACTTGGCCGAAACCCAAGGTTCTCCAGTGTTCAAAAGAGCCGTAAAACAAATTCAAAAAGGCGAGATTTCCCGGCAGACTGTGCAAAAATTAAAAGAGGCACTTGCTGATAATAAGCTAGCCGCGCAGTTCTGTAATGTATTAGGGATTAAGAAATGATAGATGATTGCATTGGTAAATTGTTAGGGATCCAACAGGCTCGCGGTTTTGAAATTCCATTAGATGCCGTAGAAGAAATTGGTCCGGCAGGTGCAAAGCATTTAGCGTTGCGTGAAGCGGAAATATTAAGCTCGGCTCATAATGACGCTCCATCCAGCATTCGGAATCAAGAAGAAAAAAGCCTGATCCAAAAACTGTTTGTGGGGGATGGGATCGATATCGCCACCGGTATTGTGTCTTCCGTTCGCAATCCGTCCGGGGTGTTTGGCGAAGAGTATGTCCGGCAGGTATACGAGTTTATTCGGGATCATCACGCCGAGTATATGGATGATCTGAGTGCTGGCCGTAAGGAGTACTTTGAAGGCATCAAAGACCTGTTTGACAACATCGACGTGTCTGATATGTCGGTAGGTCAGCAAACTGCTTGGGATGGCTACCGCTCGTTTTATGAGCGTGGTGGGGAGTTGTACGGTTTTGAAAACCGGGGCAAACTGGAAAAAGGTATTTCCAACCTAACCGGGAACATCATCAAATCCAGTCCGACGGTTATCCTGGGTAACATCGGCGAAGGGGCGATTAAACTGCCTACCTTGTATCCGAAAACTTTTGGCCCTGCGATTGCTAAAGCGTGGGAAGCAGGTATTACGAAAAAGATTCCTCAGCTCATTGAAGACGGCGCGTATGGTGTCCATTACGCCGGAGAGAAACAAGGCATGTGGGAAGGGTTGATTGGCTTAACCGATATCCCGCTCAAGAATATTGCTTATTTTGCCGGAGAATTGGCAGAGGGTCCCGGAGGTGGGGCCAGAGCGGTGCAACGTGTGTCCTTTACCCCGCGATTTGGTGATCTGCCTGCGGTGTATTACACAGGCGGTGGGCGAATGGCGGTGGGTTTGCTGTCTTACACGATCAACAGCTATAAAATGTATGCCGACTTGTGGAAAACCCGCAACTGGCAAGGGTTGATTACTTACCATACCTTAGCTGGCATTATTGGCGGCGGCGTAGCGGCTGGCATTCCCAAGCCGGTCGAGGAAGGCATAAAGGCCGCTTTCCCTGATTCCGAACAGTGGTTCGAGGAAAACAAGGGACTCACTATCAAGCTGATCCAGCCCGGAAATATTACCCGCTTGGCGGTGCCGTATGATATCGCCAAGAGTCAAGTACAGCGTGGCACAAAAGAGATTAGCGAGGGGTTTGGCAAAACCACTACCGGCGATATGGGCGGTTTATGGGATATAGCGCTCGGGGCGATGAAGTTTTCCAGTTTTACCAACGCCCCGGTTGGGGATGTGAACGCTCAAAAGATCTTGCAACTCGCTACCGATGCCGCCCGTGGGGATGACGCCGCTGTGGATGAAGATTTAGAACGGTTAAACCCGATTAAATTCTAGGGAGAGTATATGTTAATAACCAAAGGGTTTACGCGCCATCCCTGGTGGGTGGAGGCGGAAACAGAAGACGACATGATTACCATCTCGTCAACTTCAAAAGCTCCGTTTATTGGGACTGAGTGGGAAAAAGACCTGTTACTGGAAAAGGTCACGGAAAAATTAAGGCTTGGTGGATATGTCGGGCCTTTATCGTTTCATGTGTGGCCGTTAGCGTGGGGAGAGCTGAGAGCGTGACTATGGTGACAAAAGAACAAACTGAGGCCATGCTGGCAAGGTTTTTGACAGATGAAGAGTGGGCAGCCATCCAACCTTTAGTGCTCATGCAAGCAAGCATGGTGGATTATATCTTTGATGTGCTAGACAGGTCAAAACAGGGTATAACCGGACCTTAGCTAAATGAACATCCACGAAAGAGCCCTCCTCTTGCAAAAAGCAGAGGGGGACATTGAGCTGCAACAGTATCTCTTGAGAGCTTGCGAGCTGGATATTATTTATTGGTTCAATACATTCTGCTGGACGTTTGACCCGCGCCGGGAGCAATCTGATTTACCCTTCGAGCTGTACGAGTTTCAGGAGCCATTTGTTTTATCGCTCGCTGACAGCATCTGCAAGGGTGAAAACATTCTGGTAGAGAAAAGCCGGGATATGGGGATCAGTTGGATTGTACTTCTGACTTTCCAGTATTTCTGGCTGTTTCATCCGGGCTGTAACTTCCACCTTGGGAGCCGGAAAGAAGAGAACGTTGATAAAAAGGGTGATATCTCCACCCTGTTTGAAAAACTTCGATACAACCTGTCTTGGTTGCCTACCTGGATGAAGCCAGGGTACGAACCGAAAAGCCATTCGCTCTATATGCGCCTGATTAACCCGGTCAATAACAATGTCATCACGGGGGAATCGAGCAACGAGAACTTTGCCCGTGGGGGCCGCTATAAAGCCATCCTCTTTGATGAGTTCCCATTCTGGCCGGTGGCGGATTTGGCATACGCTTCGGCGGTTCCCGCATCGCCTTGTCAGGTGCTGGTGGGTACGCCTTACGGTAAATCCAACCGCTTTGCCCGTGAGCGGTTCGGCGGCAAGATCAACGTGATCTCCCTTCACTGGACCCAGCACCCTTTAAAGGACGATGCCTGGTATGAGGATCAGAAAAAGCGCATGACCAAAGATGAAATCGCGCGGGAACTGGATATCAACTATGAGCATTCTGTTGAGGGTGTTGTGTTTGGGGAGCTTACTGAGTCCCACGTTATTAAAACCCCTTACCAGTTTGACCCCCTCCTGAACACCATAGTGGCGTTTGACTTTGGCCGCACGATGGTGGGTCTAATCTCTCAAAAAGACGCATGCGGTCGGTTACACGTTTTCAAAGAGTTTATTATTGACCCAGTTGGGAAGTGGGGCCACAAGGGTGAGAACACCCCGGACCTTGGGCGTATTGTTCAGGGGTATTTAGGGGATCTGGATATTAAAAGCCGGATTGATTACGTTTGCGACCCGGCTGGAAACAGCCCGGATCATCGAACTAAAACCACCGATGTCTTGATTTTAGAAGGTATGGGGTTTAAGCCGCTCCAGTTTGAAAAAGCCCAGAAAATGAAAGACCGCCTGAAGCAAGGCGTTTCGTTCATTAAAAAGAAGCTCTCCGAGCGCATTGGGGATCAAGAAAGCATCCTGATTTATGAGCAGGGCTGCCCCAAGCTGATTGAAGCGTTCCGCTCCGGTTATCGCTATAAGCAAGATCACGCAGGCAACATTACAGACACTATCGAAGAAGAGCACCCTTATGAAGATGTCGTGGATTGCCTCCGGTACACGCTGATTGAGAAGTTCTCGATTGAACAGAAGATTGACGTCCCCAAGCGCCAACCGCGCCGTGGGAATAAATACACAGGCTATTAGAGGGTTTTAAATGACCATCCGTTATTTCTTTCCCACCGGGGAACCGGTGAAACTTGATGTGCCGCTGCAAGGGGAACTTGTGGCAGGCTCTAACCAACGCTGGCAGAACTGGACGGAGATGATTGAGCCCATCCGTACCCGGGCCCTGGAGTCTAATCAGCTTTACTTGGAAAACCGCCCGGATGGTACTGACGCCGAAGAACCGGACGATGCCACAAGATCACGCATCCGCCGGCCGGTGCTGGCAGAAGCAATTGACTCTACAATGGCCCAGCAGCATTTATCCTCTTATCCGTCAGATGAGCGGTTTTTTAAGGGCCGCGCCAGGAACCAGATGGCAAAAGACCGCTTGCCGGTTTACGAAAAGCACGTTGAGCAACGGCTGTCTTTAATTGATTTCATGACCAACAGCCTAAAAAACCGAAAAAACAAGTCCTTGGCTGGCGCTTCGGCGGTATGGCACCCCTTCATGTACGAAGAGGAAATGAAAACGAGCTACGAATACCCAAAAGTGTTTGGCATTCGGATTCCGGGGAAACCCAAACGAGTGAGAAAAGAAGTCCGTACGTTTGAAGGGACTGGCTACATTCCGCTGAACTTTGAGGACTGGCGGGTTGACCCCACTGTGGACAATCTGAAGGAAGCAAACTTTATCTGGCGCCGCTGGATGCCCGTGGAAGAGTTTAAAGCCGTGGATGGGCTAGAGAACGTCGAGGAGATTCAAAGTTATTCCGGCGTTTGGGATTCCTCTTCCTCTAATAAATCCGAGTATTACGAGCAAATGGGGATCATCCAAGCCTGGAACGACCTAGACAGCTCGCTTTGTGAGCATGTGCTGGTGTACGAGGAATGGGGTGACTTCTATATTGAGGATGAGTATTGCCCGAACCACGTCCTGATTTACTCGAACGACTCCGTGTTTCATTACTTTGGCCCGAATCCTTACGACCACCAACGCAAGCCGTTTACAGTTGGACCGTATATCCCGCTGTCCGGCACTCTGTACGGAAAGAGCATGGCCCAAGATATCATCCCTTTGTGTCATGCGATGGATTCGATGCTCAACCAGCAGCTTGACGCTTTCAGTATTGCGGTATCGATGCCGTTTACTTATTTGGTTCGGGATGAAGCGATTTTGGGTTATTTCGGTGACGGACCTGTTTCTTTGCGTCCCGGTGAGGGTATCCCTTGCCAGGAGCATGATTCCATCCGCCCCGTAGTTTGGCCGATGGATGTCATTAACTTGAGCGAAGGCGCGCAGCAACGATTGAAAGAAGAGATCCGCGAGTCTACCGGCGGCGTTCCCTATGCTACAGGCGGTGTTTCGGAAATGGATACCGAGCGCACCGCCACGGAAACCAGCATACTGGCATCCGGCACCAATACCCGGTTTCAGCTCAATATCCAGATGTATGAGGAATCGCACCTGAAGCCCTATCTGGAAATGACGTTTTCCAATGACCGCCAGTTTATGACCCAGGCGGCCTTTGTGGACGATGAGCCGGAGCCTATTTTGCCGGACCACGTAAAGATGATGGAACTCGCCTTTGACGTTACCGGCTCCCGCTCTGTAATGAACCGCTCAAAAGAAATCCAAGAAATGGACGTGATTCTGGCCGCATTACCGGGTTGGATGCAATCCGGGTTTGTGCAATCCAACGGGGACATTATCAAGGTGAATATCCCGGAAATGCTGAAACGCCGTGTGGCTCTGAATAGTAGTTTCCGTGATTTAGACAACTTTAGCGAAACCATCACGATGGAAACACAGCAAGAAGAGATGAATTTGGGAGTGATGAATGGACCTCAAGCAGTTCCGCCAATTGCCGCCGCAGGAGCGCCTCCAGTTATGCCAGGAGTACAGCCGCCACCCGTTATGGGTGTTGCTTAAAGAGCTTCACGTTGACAAGCAACGGAAACTGCCAATGGTGACCGGAGTGGACAGCAAAGAGGCATATATCTATGAGTCTTACAAAGCCCAGGGCGCTGCTGAATTGGTAGGCATCTGGGACACGCTGGCCGAAAATATCCAGCGGGGCATCAACCGAGCTTAACTCCGGTTTACAAAAGTCCTGATATACCCGTCTGCTTTTAGTTTCCTAACACACCGAGAGGCGAAATTCATGCAGTGATGGCACCATTCATCTGCTCGGCCATTTATGTAAGCCAAATCCTCTTTTGGGATTCCTTCAAGGTAATTGAATTCTGTTGAATCCCCGCAAAAGTCGCAATTAATCATTCCCTTATTTTAACACACCCACTTGCCGGGGTAACGGCATGGTATCAAAGGCCGCTTGCGGGGCCTAGCTGCCGCATGGATTAAGGAGAAAGTGAACATCATGGAAAGTGAAAAAGAGCTGCTGTTGGAAACCGAACAGGATACCGAGCAAGAAGAGCAGGACGAAACCGAAAAGGAAGAGTCTGAAGATTCCCAAGACGCTGATGAGTCCGAAGCTGAGGAAAAGGAAGAGTCTGAAACCGAAGAGGAGAAGGACGAGAAAGCCGATACCAAAGCGGAAAAGCGGATTAACAAACTCACCGCCATTAACAAATCCCTTCAAGAGCAACTGAAGGAAGCGAAAGACGCTCTGGACGAAGCCAAAGAGTCGCTGGATCGAAAAGACAAGGCGCTGGAAGAGGAACGAAAAGACATTTATTCGAAATTCGAGTACATCCACACCCGAAATGGGAAGCAGATGAGCGAATTGTCGGATGATGAATTTGATCAACTGGTGGATGAGTTATATGCGCACCCGGATTCCGCAGAAGGCAAAAAGCTTCTGGCAGAGTGTAGAGCGCAACGCAAGCTTGGAAAACCTTTGCTGAAAAAGCAAGAGGAGGTCGAAGCGGGCGAGCAGCAGTTATGGGAATACGAATGGGGCATCATCACTAAAGCGGTGCTGGACGAAGAAACTGGCAATCCTGAGCTGAAAAAGCATGTGGAAAAGCTGGCCTCTGAGATTGCTCCGATTTTCCAAAAACGCAAAGCGGATAAAGAGTTAGGGATTCTGTACCGGCAGCTCACCGAGGGCGGAGTAGACGCCAAAATGAAGCACCTTACCCGCCTGATGAAAAAAATGAATCTGTTCACCCTGATTCAACCGGCTGACGTGGAAGCACAAGCCACCACTAGCAAGGGCAAGAAAGCTCCTGTCACCACCAAAGAAAAGACTTTTACCCGCGCGCAAATTGCCGCCATGAGTGCTGAAGAGTTCGAAAAGAACGAGGGCGCTATTGATAAGGCAATGAAAGCGGGACGCATCAAGTAAGCATTTAAATATAAAGGAATTTAGAAATGGCTGTAGCAAACTTCATTCCAGAGGTTTGGAGCAAGAAGCTGCTCAAAATCTTTGACAAAACCTGCGTCATGAAAAAGTTGGTCAATACCAACTATGAAGGCGAGATCAAAAAAGCAGGTGACACCGTTCATGTTCGCACCTTCGGGGATGTGACCATTAATGACTATACCCGCGATATGGTCATCCAGTTTGAGACACTGGCTGATCCGATGTCCGACCTGACCATTGACCAGCAAAAGTATTTCGCTTTTAAGGTTGATGATCTGGACAAAGCGCAAAGCGATATCAGCATCCTGGAAGGCTACGCGGCTCGCGCTGCAATTGCCATTCGGGATGTGGTAGACACCCGCCTGTTGAGCCACTACGCCGATGTTCATTCGGATAATGATATCGGTACTAGCGGTTCC